TTATTTTTTGGCCGGCGCGTTTTGCAGCTTGGAAGCATCCGACCTTGCAACCGATTCAAGTACAGGAGGTATTTCAACGGTAACACTTAAAACGCCGGAAGCGGCTACGGGGGATAGACTCTTAACGCTAACTAAAGCAGCGTACGACGGTCTAAAAATACCGAAAGTTTAATAAATTAAAAACAGTTTAAAAGATGGAAAAAATTACAGATATAGGTCAGATCGTTTCATTGTGTCAAACAATGACTAATCTAAAATTGGACATTGTGTGTGGTGCGGATCGTTTGTTTGCGCAACGCTGGTATGAAGAACGTTATTTGACAGGGCAGCACACCCGCTACGTGATGAAGCCGGGACTGTTCATCAACTCGATTGAGGACGGAAGGGTGTACCGCGCATTTAACACAAGCGACGAGAAGGCCGTGGAGTTCATGGAAGCAAACGAGAATTACAAGGACTATTTTATAGACTTGCAAGCAGAGCCGGAAGGTGAACCGGAAGCGCCTGTAGAAGGTGAACCGGAAGCCCCGGCAGAAGAACCGGAAGCCGTTCAAGTAATGGCAGCAGAAGAGCCGGAGCTGACAGAAGAAGAGATCGCAGCGGCAAAACGCAGCGAAGCGGCTAAAAAGGCAGCGGCTACTAGAGCAGCAAACAAGGCAGCAGCGGAAGCAGAAGCCGCCGAGGGTCTTAAGGAGTTCGAAGAATAATATTTAAAAAGCAAATCAATGATCGCAGCAAAGAAAATAGAGTTAATAGTACGTAGGGCACTGAATTTAGTGCCCCGTACTTCTGAAGGGGTGGTTAGTTACGATGTAGATAATCTATACCCGCAACGTATCGCAAATCTTATCGACGCTAGTAAGACCGCTACGGCGTGTTGCGACAAAGCGAAAGAGAACATCATTTGCGAAGGGTTCGTTAACGAAGAATTTGCAGCGAGGACCAACGAGCACGGGCAGGACATGAACGACGTTTTAGAGTTCGTAGCGGACGAGATACCGAGATATAGGGGTTACGCGTTAATAGTACAATACGGCGGCGATGGTCGCCCTTTGTACTGTTATCCCGTGCCGTTCGGTTACGTTCGTGCCGTTCTTAACGAGGACTACAAACGTGATTCGATCGTGCGGAAATGGCGCGTATTTGATAACTGGGAGCGCGAGACGCTTAAGGACACGAACGTTAAAACCGGCGTGGTTTATCCGAACTTCAACCCGAAAAATTTTTGGAAAGAATGCGAAGAGTACGGGGGTATTGAAAACCATCCGGGGCAACTCTATTACGCTAACTTCTCGAACCGTCGGCCTTATCCTATCAGCCCGTTTCATGCGGTACAGCCGGAAATGGGGGCCGAACACGGGAACGCCCTGTATGTAGAAAACGTTTTAGCGCGTGGTTTCCACGCCTGTAGCGTAGTATCACACGGAATGTTTCAAAGCGATCAGGAGCAAAATGAGTTCCGGGACGCTATTACCGAAATGATGGGAGTGGAAGGCACGGGAGCGGTTCTCACAGTACGAGACGAGAATGTAGGTATTACAGAAAAGCCCTTTATCCGGGTGGATCAAATTGGTACGCCTATTGATTCCGACCTGTATAAATCGTATTGCGAGCCGTTGCGGAAAGACATTGCCATTTCCTGTTTCACTATTCCGATCCCGCTTATTGATTCATCATTGATTAGCTTCTCAAACGCGTCGGGCGAAGTGGTTAAGGAGATGCAGCGCGTTTACCGCCGTTCATTGGCGAGTGTCCGTGATAAGATTTCCCGAGACCTGGCGTATATATTCGACCTAGACCCGGAAATAACTAAGATTAAAAACGATTTGGAAGGCGACGCGGACATTGTTCCGGCTACACCCGCCGACCAAGTAATAACAGATTGATATGGCATACCCGATCCAATTACTACGAGATTTGTTTACGATCGCGAAGGACGTTAAGGATAGCGACCTTGAGAAGGCTTTTTATGAAGCCGATATGCTTGACATGTCGCCGCAACTTCACCGATCGTATGAAGAGATACCGCCGGAATACTTAGTTGATACGCCGGCGCGTACAGGAGCTAATAAAGTATTGTGCTACTACGCCTTTGCGCGCTACTTGCAGACAAGCGAGCAGCAAAGTACGGCGAGCGGCATAAAAACACAAAACTATGGTGGCAGCTACGTTTTAGTGGATGACAACAAAGCAAAGCGGTTTGAAGCGGAACGCGGCAAAGCTGATTTATTTATAGTCCCGTTAATCAAGGCGTTTAAAACCGCCGGGCTGATTAAAGAGGAATGTTCACACAGGGTACAATCACGGATATGTTTGATAAAATAATGGATGGAGTTTTTGATACGGCGCGCGTCGCGTCTCTAGCTTTCCTACTAACCGTTACTAACGATGTGATGACTTTCTTCGTTTTGATCGTTTTGTTCGGCGCGTTTAATTTTATAGTGGGACTTATTGCAGGTTTGCAGGCGGGCGAAAAATACAGCCATAAAAAGGCTTTCCACGCCTTTTTCGAGTATGCGATCGCGGCGATCGTGATTCTATTCACGGCGGCAGGCGCACGGCTTATAGAGCCGGGTGGGAACTATACGGACTTATTACGATTACTTACAACGTTATTCGCGCTGGTGTATTCTAAGAATATTATCCGTAACTTTAAGAAGATCCAACCGGATAATGAATTTATCGCGGTACTGGATATACTGATTAATACTAAATATCTGGACTTCATAAAAAATTTGAAAAATGCGAAACTTCACAATTCAAGAACTAACAGCGTCAGCAACGGCGGAAGCGAAGAAGATCAACAACGATCCGACACCGGAAGCAGCGGAGAATCTGAAACAGCTAATCAGTAACGTGCTAGACCCTCTACGGGACGCGTACGGCAAGCCGATCCGAGTTA